TACTGTAGCGGTATATCCAGAAGTCCGGTAGCGGTCCCTATGTCTCCACTTTCTCTACCCAACAAGGAATCAATATATGCCTGTGCCTGATTAAATGAGGACACTCTACGTTCGTTCTGACCCTGTTGTATTTGTTTTTCTAACTCTCCGTACTGGTTCATGCCTCCAGTAGTCCCTAAACGTCCCTGCGCTCTTAAGCGGTCTTCAGCGGCTAATCGTAGCTTTTGTTCCTCAGGTGCAATTAATTCCTGTTGCATTTGATAAAATTTATCCGCTGCTCCAAAAGGGTCCCCCATGAATTGAGCAGCTTGCGCTCCCCATAGACCACTTCGGCCTAAGGCTCCGGAATATATATCTTGAAGTTCAGGAGAAAGCTCCATTACCCCTACTCGACCTTCAGGGTCAAAATCGGCAAATCCACCAGTACCACCAACGGCCCACGGCATTGAAGCAGCCATAGCCGCATCTGCATTTCTATTTACAGTATCGGCGTGTATCCGTGCGGCATCTAAAGCGGCATCTTTAGTCCTTTGTTGGCCCCACCAGCCTAGACCGCCTGAGACAATATCTCCTAAATCCAAACCAAAAAAGTCACTCATAATCTACTCCTACCTTATCTTACCCTGTTTGGTTAATAATGTTGCATCGGTTAAACTTGAATAATGACCTTCGACTGTCGTATCCATCTTTAATTTAATTACTTTCCCCGTTCTGCCTAGAGAAACTTTGTAGTCCTTGGGACCAGCAGAAGCTCCGTATTTAGATAGTTCAGACCCGTAAGCTGGTGATTTAAATGTCAATGCAGTATCGTTGCTTAATGATTGGGCAGAGGACAAAACTAAATTATTCTGGTTCGATAAAGATGAAACTGTAACTGTCCCCACAATACCCGTTCCGGTTACAGACATTCCGGCTTCTATTGTTCCTGAATTTCCATCCACTACTAATGCTGTAGTGCTGCTTGTAGCTCCGTTTACATTAGCTGTGGGAGCTACAGTAGCTAATGTTGTATTATTATAAAATGATCTTGTTCCGGCTACCAATGCCGCACCGTCATTCCCTTGTGTATATAACGATATGGTCACTCCGGACACAAGAGAAATAGTCTTGGAGTAAGGAGTGCCTAGTTCAAAATCTTTATAGACCGATATTGTGGAACTGGCCCCTCTTCCTCCGGTGATTGCAAAAAGTCCGGACTTAATAATTTTAGCAAAGGTAGGTGAATTTAAATCTAACCAAGAAGTCTGAAATACATAACTGTAGTTAGAAGTAGTAGTGGTCCAACCGCCCGATCCATCGGAAGTAATGGTTGCGTCCTGATAACCTGAGTATTCAGCTACTCCCGTAGGTAAACCCATAAATAACTTACCGTCGATAGTACCCAATCCGCATAAAGGGGACGTAGTGAAGGGCCATGTAGTCACTCTTGGAGTAGAAGTCTGTATCTTGACATCAAATACATAAGCCTTCTTTTCGTCGGGCATAAATATAACTAATAGACCATCTTCCGGATAATAAGCAGTTTTAATATTTGCTACAGTAGCGGAAGATAAGATACCCACAAGATCGTTACGGACAGTTACCGATAAATCCTCTATAGGAGCCTTACCGTCCGTTTGCTGAAGTCTGCCTAAGGACATTAAACCTTCGTAACTTAGGAATAATATGTCCGTACCTACATAAGCTATATTGTCCTTCCCTGCTAACCCCGTACCCTTAATAATTTCTTCAAGAGCCATAGAGGAAACATTATCAGCCCCAGCGTAGATTGCAATATTCTGTTTACCGAATATTACAAGTTTATCCATAATGGAAGCCAGCCCTACTACTTCATCGTTACCCCATACTGTCTTAAGATCAATAACTCCGGCTGTCCCTCCGTTAAGTTTTTCTCCTATTAAACTGTCCGAATAATAAACAACTCCGGGTGCTTCAGTAATCCCTCCGTACCACATACGTCCAAAGTCACCAAGGCCACATGAGGGGTCAAAGGTAGTTACTCCGGCTGGTGCGGCGTATGTAGAAGTAATATCATCTCTATCGTACCAGTTTGTACCATTATAATTTATAACTTTATGACCTGTCTGGATACCCCATAACTCGTCATTAAAGTTTACCCATGTCCAGTTAGCGTCCGATATAGTCTGTGCGGTTCCGGAAAAAGTCTGAGCCGTGAGGGAATAAGGACTAGTAGAAGTATCTATTTTATAGATTGCGTTCCCTGCTCCGGCATAATATTCCCTAGTCCGGTTTGATTTAATGTACCCACCTATGGACTTGACCGGACTAGCTATGGCTTTAGATACCATCTTGATACCCTTACGGGAAGCTATTCGACCCTGTAGGTCAAACACCACTCCGTCGGCCTGAGTCAGCCATTCGGGTCCCAAAGTAGAATCTTGAGCCTGAGTGTTTAGTCCGGAACTCCCCATCCCCTTAAGAGGGATAGGTGTAGTTGGTTTAGCTGGCATACCAAGTTGTCTCGTTTACAGTTCGTTGGGAATCCTGTGAAATAGCGTCAGTTAAAGCAGTTCTGAATCTGACCATTGCCTGATCGCTAGGTGTTCCTCCGTCCTCGCCACGTTCAGCCAGAGCCAACGCATAGGCTCCAAGGACTACTAAGTGTTCCTGAACGGAAAAGGTAGCGGCGGCTAATGTAAGATCATCGGGAGCATCTACGGCATGAATCTTGATTGCGTAAGTACCTCCAGGGGTGGGCCAGAAGTCGATAGTGTTATTATTTAGTCGGTAGTACACTGGGACACCATTAGAGGATGTGCCTGTATACGTTACGTTATAAAAGTAGTCATCGGAAGTTTGAGTAAGTAAAGAATTGTTTGTAGAGTCAATGACCTGTAGGATACGACTACGGTTATTTACTCCGGTTACAGTGTACTGAGATGTTCCGGAAGTAGTGCTTATGGCAATTACTGTCCTCAAGGCTCCCCAGTTCCAAGCGTCCTCTACAATGGTCTTAGCTTCGTTTACAAATTCACCTACTAATTTATGATAGTCATCTACTGACGTAGAATCGTTAATAGCTCCGGACCAATCAGAAGTGATTGTGTCCTCTCTTAGCCTGACTAAGACTTTATTAATTGTAGATCGAAATGACATTATTTTTTCTTCCCATCAATAAATGTTTTAGCACCCTTTATGACACCCTTGACACCGAAAGATGCACCAAAGGCTATGATTAACAGTGTCCAGTATTGTTCAGGGACTTCGCTCTGGAGAATTACAAAGGCTTCCCCTATTCGTTCCACCATTGCTCTATCGTCCAGAACAGCCGCTAAGAACATAGCGATAAATGGTGACGTTATGACTACCGTTAAATATTCATCCTTCCAACTGTCCCCACTATTTCTTGCCTGTATCTCGTCCCACTTCTGATCTCCACGGATTACTGCAATTTCTTGTTCATGTTTAGCTTTTGACTTCTCTGCTTTATTGGCAAAGTATTGTTTGCCTATATCAAATACACCGCTTACAAGTGGCCCTAAGAATGGGAGCATTACCTAAGTTCCCAATGTGGCATATCCCACTGCCATAGATCGAAACCCCAATGTAGGTTATCTACACCTACCGTTTCACAAGCTTCCTTAATGACTTCAGACAACTCTTTAAACCGTTGGAGATTATCCCAATCAATAGGATAGGGAACCACATCCACTGCCATAGCTGGATACGAATTATGTTTTGAATTAGGGTACTGCACCTTACTTGCCCCTGACTCAAAGTATTCCTGTTGTTTTTCTTCAGTTCGATGTCCCTCCAGTACAGAAAAATCATAATGTTTAATGGCTTCTTCAAGCACTAACTGAATCTGAGGATCACAAGTCTCTAATCTTTCTCTACTTTTATTTCCAAAACTGGGCATCTTATTTTCCTACTGGTGGATGTGAACCATTGTGCATTGAATGGACCTGATCTAAATTTTTATGCACTACTCTCATTTCCGTCTTTAGTTCGGCAATACTACTACTTAATTGCCTTAAATTATCCGGAGACAGGATAGTACCAAAGACTTTATTCTGATGTTTTACTACTGCTGAATCTGCTTCGGCCCTGTCTAGTCTAGTATTTAAATCATGTAGTTCGGTAGATATAGTCTTTATGTCCTGTATTACCCTAGCTAACTGAGACTTTACTACGGCAAAGGCTCCGGCTAAGGAGGCTAGAAGTGTTCCGAATTGTACTAATTCTCTTATACCAAATTCCATAATCGTTCCACTTCTATTGATGATTTAATCGGAAATCTATCTGATTTATCTTTCTCCTTCGCCCATATTAAGACATATATAACACTGACTAACATTAATACTAAGAGAACTGCTTTACCGCTTTCCACTAGAATCTTTTTAAGCATAGCATCGTCTTGTTCCTTTTTTAGTTTTGCTTTTAATGCTGCTTCTTTTCTTGCTTCATGTCTTGCTTTAAGACGTTTAGCTCTTTCTAGTCTGATTTTATCCCAAGTACCTCTACCCCATTTCTTGTCTATTTCAATGGCTAATTCTTCCAGAGCCATTTCATTTTCTTTTTCTGCTAATACGGCTGTAGCTACATTAGCTATAGATGTATCATCTCCATAAGCATCTTCATCTTCTCTCGCCCTTCTCCGTATGATTTGCTGCATACGGGAAGTAGCCTTAACGGGTTTAGATTTCTTATTACGTTTCTTTTCATTATATTCTGTCTCTGCCGTCCATAAATCCTGTAGACTATGAGATAATTCCTGAATTGATTTAGCGGTCCCTACGGCGGCTTTACAAGCTCCTATAGCTGCTCCGATTGTGATTGGGTCCACAACTATCTCGCCCGGTTATTCAGGCCAAATGGCGTTTCAGCAAAAGCTAGATAAACATATGTCCAACTGGAACCATTGACGTTTGTGCCAGTAGTGCGGGGTTTGAATCCGT